CCCTCGAACCCGGTAACCCGGATTAACGGTTTTCGAGTTACAACTTTTGCCGCACAAGTACGCTCAAGGAAACTAGAGAGCAGTTCTTGGTCAGCTACCGTCGTCCGCCGTCGTATTTCGACGGCCACTATCTTGGCCAAAAGCGGTCCTTGGCCAATTCTGGCCAACGATCCGGAGGGCCTCGGCGGCCGCCCGGTCGGCCCTCTCGGAGGGCCTCACGTAGTGCGATTCGGTGACCGACACGGTCGAGTGGCCGAGGCGGCGGGAGACCGTGTAGAGGTCGACGCCGGCGTCGAGCAGCAGGCAGGCGTGGGAGTGGCGCAGGTTCTTGAGCTGCACGCGCCGCAGCTCCGCCTCCCGGACGCGCCGCTCGTAGTGCCAGCTGATCCGCCAGGGCCTCATCGGCTGGCCGTCCTCGGTCACGAGCGGCCCGAGGCCGCGCAGGGGCTTCAGCATGGCGACGGCCCAGGCGGGCAACGCCACGCTCCGCATGGAGGTCGTCGACTTGGGAGCCTCCTCGATCACCCCGCCTTCGTGGTCGTGCAGGCCGCGGGTGACCGACACCTCGCCGAGCTCCGTCACGGCGCCGTCCTCGCCGGTCTCCTTCCAGAAGCGCAGGTCGGACCAGCGCAGCCCGGCGAGCTCCGAGCGCCGCAGGCCGGCGGCCAGGGCGAGCACGATGACGGGCTCGAGGACGTGGCCCTCGAAGGCCCGCAGGTACTGGGCCGCTTCCTCCGGGGTGAGGACGTCGGGGTTGCGCGCGCTGCGCACCTTGGGGACCTCGACGGCGCGCAGCGGGTTGTTCTCGATCAGGCGCCAGCGCACCGCGACGTTGAGGGCGGCGCTCAGGACGCGGTAGACGTGGCGGCGGGTGCGCTCCGCGCCCTTGACGCCGTCGAGCCAGCGGTCGAGCACGTAGGGGGAGAGGGCGGAAAGCGGGGTCTCGCCGAGCTCAGGCAGGATGTGGTTCTCGATCTTGGAGCGGTAGTCGACGACCGTGCGCGTGCGCAGGCGCCCCTCGACGTGCGGCAGGTACATGTCCTCGAGGAACTGGCGCACGCTGACGTCCTCCTCGGGCATGCGCCCCGCCTCGAGGAGCAGCTTGGCGAAGGCGATCGCCGCCTTGCTCTCGTCGCCGCGCACCGTCACCGAGGGGCGACGGCGCTTGCCGGTGACCGAGTTGTAGCCGATCGAGACCCGGATGCGCCAGAGGCCGGGGAAGACTTCCTCCATGCTGCCGACCTCGCGCCTCACGGCCTCTTACGGCTCCTCTCATAGTCGCTCCGCCACGTCGGCCCGCACGGCCGGCTTGAAGTAGCCCGTCTCCGCCTCGAGCGCCGCCAGCGCGGCCAGGTAGAAGTCGAGGCGGGGCATCTGCTCGCCGCGCTCGATCGCGTACAGCGTGCGGTCGCTGACCTCGACTCCGTACTTATGGCGCAGAAGGCCGGTGAAGTCAGGTGCCCGGTCGTAGCCACGGCGGATGCGCAGAGAGCGCAGGTCGCGCCCGAAGACCTTCGGGTCGAGTACCGGCTTGGGGTCTGCAGTGGAGGGTTCGGACACGGCGCGCTCCTTCGAGGTAGCTCGGCTGCAGTTAGGCGCATCGTATCCACAGGTTCGTCCCTTGTCTACGCTATTCGTCGGTCGTCAACCAGAATCGTAGCTTGCTGACGACAATGAGTGTAGCACTTCCTCTTGCAGTAAGCGAAAGCCGACGCTACGATTCCGTCTGTGAGTTACGGCTAACGTAAGGAGAGTCCACATGACGGAACTGCTCAGTCCGCCCCAGGCGGCCCGCCTGATCGGCGTCAACGTCCACCAGGTGAAGGAGTGGATGCGCCGCGGCGACGATCCCCTGCCGAGCGTCCCCGTGGGCAGCTCGGGGAAGTTCCGCAAGGTGCTGCGCGAGCAGATCGCGGAATGGCTCGAGCGCGAAGCGGGCCGATCCCATTCGCCGAAGACGCGTCCTCGTCGTCCCAGGCGCTGACGAAACTCACCTTGAGCGTTCGACACATAGGCCTCGTCCTCGACCATCTCGAGGCGCCGGCGCCCGTGAAGCTCGTGGCCCTCATCCTGGCGGACCACTGCGACGCCGACGGCTTCTGCTGGCCGAGCTACCGGCGCATCGCCGAGAGGAGCTGCCTCTCGGAACGTTCGGTGCGCCGCCACGTCCACGACCTGATCCGGAGCGGCGTCGTGACCAAAGTGCGTACGGGTTCTGTCACGACGACAGACGGCAGGCGCCTCAGGGTCACCAACGCATACCGGGTGAACGCCGGCGTGCTCGCCGGCAGGCCCTCGCTTCTGTCCACAGCCGAGGTGTCGATAGTGGACACCACTGACCACCTACAAGTGGCCATATCTGGCCGCTCTAGGTGGTCAGGGCTGGCCACCAAACCGTCATTAGAACCATCACTTCTAACCGTCAGCGGTGTGGAGGATGTGGAAAACCGCGGCTCGCTGCGTCGTCTGCTCTCAGCCGACGGGGAAGAGGCCGCGGGATGAGGTCCTGGACGACCGCCGAGGAGGAGGCGCTTCGACAGCTGGCGCACCTCGGCACGCACGCCCTCGCCGTGGCCTTCGACCGCCCCGTCCGCAGCATCGAGAACAAGGCGCGGCGACTCGGGATCTCGATCAGGCGCAGAAGCTCCGAGTGCTCTTCGAGTGGAGTCTGCAGCGAAGCCGGCCTGCGCCGCGCCCGCGAACTCATGGCCGCTCCGCTCTGCCCGGCCTGTGCCAGGCGCCCGATCGGCGTGCGCCGGACCGGCCTCTGCTGGCGCTGCCACCTCGAGGCCCTCCGCCTCGTCCACGAGGAGGAGATCGCCAGAATCGAGGGCCAGCGCGCCCTCTGGGCGTCGCGCAGCAAGCTGCAGCGCCGGCGCTCCTCGCTCCCGTCGACGCCCGAGTCCTGATTCCTTTGAATCCGTCCCCTTGGAGAGGTACCATGCGTTCACTCCCTGACACGAACATATGTTCGTACCGACCCCGAAAGGAGCTGCTCGACATGGGGCTGATCTTCGAGCCGACCACGACGCCGCGCGGCTGGACCGTTCACCGCGCGGCCACCGGAGAGCTACTCGGCAGCGTCGAGTGGCACGATCGGCTCGGGGTCTACGGTTTTGCTGCGCGTCCTGGGCTGGCGCTCGTCTTCGACCACCGGGCGCTCGAGGCGATCGGGCACTTCGTCGACGAGGCCAACTCCAAGTGAGCGTCTTCCGCCAGTCGCAGGCCGCGCGCCTCGAGCGGCGCAGCTGTCGCTACTGTCCGGCGCTGGCCGACCCCGGCTCCGACACCTGCTCTGAGCACACCGGCGAAGCCGGGCGCATGGCTGCAGAGCCTCGGCGCGCCGGCTACAAGAGTTCTGCCTACCGCGTCGCCAGGCGCAGCGCGCTCCGCCGCGCCAAGGGACGCTGCGAAGCCTGCGGCGCCTCGCTGCCGCGGCGACCCGACGGGCGTCTCCTCTGCCAGACCCACCACAGGGACGGGGATCCGACGCACAATCCCGCTGACGGTTCCAACCTGCTCGTGTGCTGCCTTGCCTGCCACTCCGGCAGGCGCTGTCCCGGCTGACCACTCCGTTCGCCCTACCGTGCCTTCTCACGCCTCTCAAGTTCCGTCTGGCGTAACTGGTATACACAAGAGGTAGATTCATGTTCGAAAGGAGCCATCCCGTGTCCGAAGCCCCCGACCTCGTCGTCGCCACCGCCCCGAGCCCGTCCGCCGCCTCCACGCCTCCTCGCCTCACTCCCGCCGACGTCGTGCGCGAGGTCGCGGCCATCAAGCAGATCATGGCCGAGGTCATGAAGGACGGGGAGCACTACGGCAAGGTGCCCGGCTCGAACAAGCCGGGCCTCTTCCAGCCCGGCGCGCAGATCATCGCCCTCACCTTCCGTCTCGGGCCGCGCTTCCGCGTCACGAAGACCGACCTGCCCGGCGGGCACCGCGAGTTCTACGTCGAGACCGACCTCTACGACCGCCTCACCGGCCAGCTCGTCGGCATGGGCGTCGGCATGGCCACCACGCTCGAGACGAAGTGGCGTTACCGCTCCGGCCCCGTGACCTTCACCGGCCGCTCGGTGCCGCGAGAGTACTGGGAGCTGCGGCAGTCGGATCCGCAGAAGGCGGCCGAGCTCGTGGGCGGCAAGGGTTACCAGACGCGCAAGAACCCCGACACCGGCTTCTGGGAGGTCGTCGAGGCCGGAGAGCGCACCGAGAACGACAACCCGGCCGACGTCTACAACACGGCGCTCAAGATGGCGAGCAAGCGGAGCTTCGTGCACGCCGTCATGAACACCACGGCCGCGGGCGAGATGTTCACTACGACCGAGGTCGACGAGTCGCTCTTGCACGTGGGCGGCGACCGGGTGAACGCCGAGACCCTCGAGCGCCTGCGCCGGCGCCGCGACGAGCTCGGCATCTCCGCCGATGTCTACGGGCGCCAGCTCTCCCACTACCGCGCGACCGTCGACACGGCCCTCAGCCAGGTCGACGCCGAGGCGCTCCTGGATGCCTACGAGTCACGAGAGGCGTCGTGACCTCGTGGGCTACCGGGACGAGGACCCGCGCGACTACGGCATGGAGGAGGAGTTCGAGCGCCAGAGCCGGCGCTTCAGGCCCGTGCCGTCGTTCTGCCGTACCGAGGACGAGTACCGCGAGTGGCTGCGCGGCGACCTGGACGACTGGGAGCTCCGGCAGCGGAGGGCGGGGGAGAGGGAGCGCGCCTGATGCTCGCGCTCCTCATCGCCGTGGTCGCGGTCCCGCTCGCCGTGGTCTTCGTCGTGTTCGCCCTCGCTCTGGCGAAGGTTGCCGCGAAGCCGACGCCGCCCGTCCGCGGCCCGGTCGGTGAGGATCACAACATGCCTGAGGCCGTCACCTTCACCATCCCCGGCCGGCTGCCTGGCCTGAACGAGTACACGGCCGCCAATCGCACCCATCCCAAGGCCGGCGCACGCGCCAAGAAGGAAGCCGAGTGGCAGGTCGCGTGGGGCGTGAAGATCGCCCGCCTCGAGCCGATCGAGGGCCCGGTCTACCTGACCTTCGCCTGGCACGAGCCCGACCGCCGGCGCGACGTCGACAACGTCGCCTTCGCGAAGAAGTTCATCCTCGACGCGCTGGTGCGGCTCGGCATCCTCGCGGGCGACGGCCGTAAGCACGTCGTCGGCTTCACCGACGAGTTCCACCTCGACCGCATACGTCCGCGCGTCGTCGTGACGATCGAAAGGACCAGCGCATGACCAGGCCCATCCCCGCGGAGGTGGCGGCCTTCTACAACGAGCACGTCCGCCGCGACCCGTCGAACCCTCCGACCCGACGAGAGATCGCCGCCCTCGCAGGCATCTCGGTCGCCACCGCGCAGAAGTGGCTCGAGGTCCTCGAGGCCCAGGGCCGGCTCTGCTATCCGCTCCGCCGGACCCGGAGGGTCGAGGCATGAGCGGTCTGCAGCTCTCTCTCGACAACACGACGCTCCTCGAGGCCATCGTCTGGCGCGACGCTCACCGCGCCTCCTGGGACGAGATCGTCGCATGGGCGCATGAGGACATGCACCTGCGGGGCTACTGCTCGATGCAGACCTACATGGAGACCCTGCGCTCGCCGGCCGTGGCGACTCGCCTCGGTCTCCAGAAGATGGGCGACGAGCCCTACCAGATCAACCACAACCTGCGGAGCGGCCTCACGCGGCTGATGCTGCTCGAGTACCCCTACCTGCCGTTCAAGCCGCGACGCAGCAAGTGCGACTAGTCCCCGAGTCTTCCGTCCGAGAGGAGAACCGTGCTGTCCAGGATCAAAACCTACCTGACGCCGCCGCGGCGCAAGGCCATCTACGGCGCGATGACCGCCGGCACCGTCGCTCTCATCGCCTTCAACGTGGTGAGCGCCGACCAGCTCAATCAGGCCGTGGAAAGTGTAGTCTCCGTCCTCACCGCACTCACGACCTTGCTCGCCTTCCTGAACACAGGCTCGGGCGCGGATCACTGATGGCGGTAGACGTGGGGACCCACGTCGTGAGATTGAAGGAGCAGTGTGGAGCGCGTCAGCCTGAGTCAAGCAGCCCGCTGGAAGAAGAAGTACGCCTACTACCGGACCTCCCGCGGTGAACTGCGCCGCGTGGTGAGAATCGAGCGAAAGCGGCCCAACTGGCGCCTCGTCCTCGAAGACGGCCGCGACTTCCTGGTCGACCCGAGCACCATGCTCTTTTCCGATGTGATGGATGACGGAAAGGTCAACTCGTAGCCCCCATTGTCATCCTTGTTGGCCGCTGATGCGTGGCTAGATTGATTGTCACGACCCGGGTTGACTGCAACGGGTGCCAACAAGGGTCGGAGCTCATCCGGGGCCCTGCGACGTGATGAGCCGTCGCAGGGTCTCGTTACTTCTCTACCTCTCGGGGACGCCCGCCTATATGTCAGATCTGCATGCGGCTCCGGACGAGATCTGCAACCCTTGCTGCAGCTTCTTCGGAATCGTCGTGCTCCCAGATCCGAATCACAATCCAGCCGGCTTCCTCTAACCGGGCCGTGGTGTCGCGATCGCGCTTGACATTCCCCTCTATCTTGGTGCGCCACCAGTCGCTATTGGTGCGCGAAGGCGCTCTGTGCAGAGCGCAGCCATGCCAGAAGCATCCGTCAACGAACACCGCTACCTTGGTGCGCGTGAAGACGATGTCCGCCGCCCTGCGAATTGTGGGGACGGGGCGAATGTGCACTCGGTATCTCAGTCCGAGCCGGTATAGGGCCGACCTGAGCCTGCGTTCAGGTACTGTGTCCCGCTGACGCTGCAGCTGCATCCTTCGTCGCACACAGTCAGACGACGCGGCGGGAGCGCGTTCTCTGCCGTCAGACGGCACCACTCAATCCGCCGCGCCGAAGCCCTTGGTCGGACTGCTTTTCGCGCACACGTCTTGCGCTAGGCTGGCGCTGACCAGTTCGGCCACCCTTTGGGCGCAAATGGGCGCCACGATGTTGCCGACCAACTGGTACTTCCGCGTGTCTCCTGCGTCCCAGTCGCCCAGCCCGGCGACCAAGGCGTCGACGTGAGGACCGAACAAGCGCAAGGCGCGCTCCGGTCGGAGGCGCATCACCAAGACACCGTCCTGCTCCCGACTCCAGTTGGAGAACTCCAGAAAGGCCTCCCGATCCTCAACCTTCTGAACAGAGTCGATTGGCGCTGCGAACAACGGGGCACCGCCGATGCTGGTTCCTACGCAGTGGGATGAGGCCTCGCTGCGGAAATGCAGTCTCGTCGGGCCTTGTCCGCGTTCCGTCGACCAGTATCGGACTGAACGAACTAGGCTCCCCTTCCGGAAGTGCGGCGCGACGATCTCTGCGAGCGAGGGGCGAGGATCCGGCGATGGCAGGTCGTCCAAGTCGAAACTGAGAAACCGCACACCAGACGTTCGTCCGAGAGGTCCGAATCGATATGGCTTTCCCGGGCGAGGCTTGCCGATTGCTGGTCTCAGAGCCTCTCGTGTTTCCGCCAGTGATGCCTGATAGCGAAGCTGCCAAGAGGCGCCCAAGTCCGACAGCATGCTAGAAAACAGGCCGGGCTCATCGCAGTCAAAACCAGGCAGGGTAGGGTGTGGAAGTTCCGATTGCGGAATGCGTAGGACCCCGGGTTGGAAGGCGACCATGAAGAGGCGCGGCCGGGTCTGGGGAATGCCGAACCAGCGGAGGTTGACCAATAGCCAGTCTGTTCGGTAGCCCAGTTCGGACAGGCTTGACAGAATGCTGGCAAGGGTGTGTCCGGCTTTGTTCGTCAGCAGGCCCTCCACGTTCTCGAACACTGTAAGTGGCGGGCGTCGAGTCTCCATCAAACGAGCAATATGCTCGAACACGTTTCCTGAGCTGTGGTGGAAGCCACGTCGGTTCCCTGAGGACGAGAACGGCTGACACGGGAATCCAGCTACCCAGACATCTGCTTGAGGGATTTCGTCCGCCGCCATTTGCGTGAGATCCGCTTCTACTGCATCGCCGAATGAGCGACGGTGAACGGCCACCGCGTCCGGGTTGTTGTCGACAGCGAGCGAGCAATGCCATCCCGCAGCCTCCAGGCCAGCTCTCATTCCGCCAGCGCCGGCGCAGAAGTCGATGTACGTCAACATTCCGCGGGCCTATGGCATCGGGAGCAGGCTGTCTGGCACATGCCTTCCGGCCGGGTGTCATCAAGATACTCGAGGAGAACCTTCGGACACAGGGACGCCACGTCTACCACTTCTCGAACACGGCCTACCCTGTGTACCGGGAAGGTCACGACGGTGTCCGGCGGTGGCATGTCGTCTACGCCGTCGGACGAGTACGCCAAGGGAAGCCCCGCATCTCGCGCGCCCATGAGAGTTGCCGGCGCGGTTGAGCGGTCGCACGAGAAGAGAACGGCGATATGTTCCTGCTGCAGGGCTCTTGCCACCTGAAGGCTCCGAGTGAAGCCCCACAGCCAGACGCCGCCGTCTTTGATCTGACGAAGGGCAGGGAGGTGGTCCTTCGTCACCTCTCCGCTTCCTGCGTACCGAAGGTTGGGGTTTCGAAGCACGCCTGACCTCGTGGCCGCTTCTACTTCTCGCCGGACGGCGGTGCCGAATAGAGCGGGAAATCTGCGCGCCAGAACGTCGATCATCGCTGCATGACGATTGTGCAGTGCGCCAGATTGCCTGCCCTGGAAGGTGTAGCACCAGCCATTTGGGCCGCCGCATGCTTCCGTGGCCGTGTAGCAGTAGTGCGGCCAGTCAAGCGACAGCCCGGTGTCGTGATTGCTACTGGTGACCCTTCGCCTTAGGAGGAGTTCCTCCCACTCAACTTTCGACAACGCCTCGAACTCAGCCCTATGGGCCAGCTCCTTGTCGAGCCGGCGCTTCCATCTGGGCGTGCTACTCGTGGAAGCCAAGTGACTCCTGGTCTCCGATTTCGATTGTCTTCGGCGCGGCTGTGTCCTCTGGCTGCGGCAGCGGCAACTCCGTATCTTGAAGCGTCGGCCCGCAAATCACCAACTCCAGAAAGTCCGCGAGTTCGGGCCATAGAGCCACACATCCCTCGACAACCCACAGAAGCTCGAGGAGTTCACCGGTGAACGTCCATCCATGCGGCCGGATGTCGTCTAGTGGCGTTCGGCTTGAGCCTCGCCGTGCACGACCGCCCCGCTCCTTCATTCTGTAGCGCAGCCAGCTCTCTACGGGTCGAAAGCCGGACTGACTATAGCCGTAGACCTCGCTAGAAACCGGCCCAATGAGTCCACCACCGACTCGCAACTCGTCGGCATCAGGATTGTGCCCGTAGTCCTCGGGGTAGTGCTCGAGCTCCTGCGGAATCGGCCGGATCACTGCGGCAGTCCCCGTCACTGAGGAGGCCGGAACTGCGCCTTCGCCCAGCCATCTCTCGCCAAAGGTCTGCAGCCAAATCAGACGAGCGCCCAAGGCCGCTCCCATTGCGAACACGTTGGCATCTCTGGGGAGCGGGATACGTGGCCCGGGGACTCTCAACTCGGACTCGAAACGCTCGACGTAGCTGGGCGATCCCAGAACGGCCATGCAGTAGCTGAAAAGGCTCTCGGCCGAAACGTTGGTATTCAGGACGGAGGAGAGAGCCTCAAGGAGGCCAGGCGTCACGTTCGGTCGTGTGCCAGCGGAATCACGCCATAGGGGCACGATGTCCTTCGCTCCACGATTGCAGAACACGTCCATGTCGGGCAGGAGACTCGTCACAGTGGCGGCGGGCCCCCTGCCCAGTTGCTTCGACATGAGCGATGCGGCGAACACTTGCCTTGGTCCGCAGGCGCCCATCAAAGGGGGGCGCAAGAAGTCACCGAGCCGCGTATCGAGCAGACACCACTGTCGGTCCAGTGTGCGGTAGCAGTAACGGACGATGATAGGCACCGCTGTATCGGCGGGCAGATCAGCGATTCCAGTGCATCTCGCGGAAGATGTCCCGCGAGGCGGAGCAGCGATAATCCGGTCTCGTGTTTCGACGAAAGCAGACGCTCGATCCTCGCGCGGGAGCGACATCAAATGGCTCCAGCGGTCACGAAGCACCTCCTGCGATTCGCCGATCGGCCAGAGGCGCTTGAACTGTGATCCCGAGTGCTGCCAGGGGAAGAGGCTCGTGAACTTGGGCCATGTGATGAAGGCGCCAGTTGAAGCGGGCATGAAGGTCCCGTCAGAAGAGGCACAGGTCTCCCATGACATGACTTCCGTTGTCTCGCCCAACGATTCCAGCGTCGAGAGCTTGTCCTCCGATGTGCCCGTCACCTCTTTGTATGAGACTGCGCACTCGACATCGTTAGGTGTAGGGCATCGCGAGCAGACACCAATTGCGACCCCCGTCTCGATGTCAAAGACGTTCTCCGACTTTCGTGCACCCCGGTTGTCCCCGCCGAGATCAGTCACGCGAATGGTGTCGGAGACAGTGCGCATTCTGCTCCTCATACCGCTGTGGCCTGGACCTGCAATGTAGGCTCGGGGGGAGATCATGCCTATGATTCCTGGCCCCGGCTGCCGTTCAAAGACCAGCCACAGGGCCAGTCTCCAGAACATCACAGACAGCTCGTACGCGAGCTTGGCGTGTACGCCCTCATTCGTTTGCGCGAGCGGCGCAATGAAGTCGTCAAAGAGGGGGCGCCCGGAATCCCCGCCATCACCGTAGCGGACCCAGCCACCAATGCGAGTGTCCGGAGCATTGTCGGAGTGCTCCTTCTCCCGAAGGTACGGCGGGTTGCCAACCAGGACGGTGAATCGCCGCTCAAGCTTCACGCGGCTGACAGCTTGGGCTTCGTGGGCGAGTGCTGGCGAGAGGTTCGCAAACGCCAACTGCCCCTCCCGCTCGGCTGCCGGCTCGAGCGAGTCGGTGAGGTAAACGTGAACGCGCTGTTCAGCCTGGAAGCGGTAGCCTGTCTCGTGGAGCTTCAAGCCAATCTTGAGGTGCGCGATGGCGTACGGAGCCATCAGGATCTCGAAGCCGAACAGTCGCGGCAGCAGATGCTCTGCCACGTACTCGTTCCAGTTGTCCACGATCTCAGACGGTGGGCAGCCTTGCTTCGACCACTTCTGGGTCATGCGTTCGTGGATAAGGTCAATGACCTCGACGAGGAAGGTCGCCGTGCCCACCGCTGGATCGAGGATCTGAACGAACGGCGCGTTCGGCGAGACGTTCACGGGGACGGTGACGCCCGGACAGCGGTTGGCCAACTCTGCCCAGGTTGTCGTGTCGGCAAGGCCGTCCGCGAGCCCGAACCTTGTGCGCAGGACCTCGTCCACCGATTTCACGATGTAGGAGACGACGGGACGAGGTGTGTAGAAGACCCCTCTCCTCACCTTCTCAGCTGGGTCGTATTCCTTGAGAAACGACTCGTAGAAATGGATGACTGGGTCCTCGCGAGGATTCCGATCGCCGAAGTCCCGGATGACTGCATCCATGTCCGCGTTGTCCAGTAGAGCCGCCACTTCACTAAGACCCAGCTCGTCGAAGTCAATGCCGTGTCGGGCCTGATTGCCGTTGCCGCCCATGGTGAGGAACGTAGTCATCAGCTCCCGAAGCAGCGGATTGGTCCTCAGATGCAGCGCCAAGTCGTCAGTTGTCTTCGAATGGGGGTCGGCAATGCGAGAAGACAGCAGCCCGTAGGCGATGGTCTGGGCATACATGTCGGCGAAGCCGTCGGCGTCCAGATCGTGAACTAGCGCCCGACGAAAAGCCCCCATCAAACTGGTAAGGGGACCCTTCTTGCTTTCGATCGCCAGGGTCGCATGGATCCGCTCGCGGATTTCCCTAGCCAAGGCAGCCAGCCGAATGGCCAGGTCCTTCGACGTGGTGATCGCTTCATTAGGTCGCAGGGTGAACGCCGAGCGCCACGTCTCCCTCCAAGCTTCCAGGTTATTGGCATCCTCCGGCCAAGCGAGCTTCTTTGTCAGTGCGTCCGCTACGCGGTCAAGGTGCAGGTCCGTGTCGCGCTCGTCCCAGGCAATGACTTCGAGCGTGGGCAGAGTGCCCTCTCCAGCGTGTGCGAAATGCGCAAAGCTGAGCTGTCTCTCATGCCCTTCGCCGTAGTTGGAGACAAATAGCAGGTCGTCTGCCTGCCAAGCCACGCGATCGGGTGCGTTGGCAGACGCACGCTTGCGCAGCACGGCACCGCTGAGAATGCGCCGCAAGGCCATGATAGGCAGGCGCTTGGGCTCGAAAGTTACGAAGAAGATTCCCCAGGGTTGGTTGTCGACGAGGGGGCGTAGCCGGCGTATCTCTTGGACCTTCGCGGCGCTCGCGTCATCCAGACCCAGTTCCTCGGGGGTGTAGTCGAAGACGAGGTCGTCGTATTCCTCGAACTCAATTGGCCAGTTCATCTCCTCCCGGAGGAACTTGATGAGCTCCGGGAAGCCTCGGACTTGCTGAAGCTGTGTTCTGTGAGAGGACAGCACTCTGTCTACTCCCTACTCAGTTCCATCCAGCACTTGAGGATTGGCTTGACGCCTACCGGCGCATTCACCTTCTTGAGGTACGTGTTCTTGATGTGCTTCTCGACCTTGGCGCGGATGTCCGACAGCGTTTCATCTGGAACGCCACGATGGCGTGGCGTGTCTGGCCTGCACCTGATTGAGTCGACGATCCTCGAAGGGTCATCCATGATCTCGCCCGACTCCAACCGATACAGGTACCATGCTGTGGAACCGAGCTCCTCGGTCCAGGCATCAGCGGGAGAGCCCACTGGCGTCTCATTGAGCTCTGGCGCGGGCAACGCATAGCAGAAGAACACACCGTCGGATGCCTCGGCTGGGCGTCGCTTGCCACTGAAGAGGCGCCCCGGGAGGGCATCAAGTTTCGTGGCGAGCTCCGGGTCGTCCACAAGCAGCTGCTGGAACTCGAGATGCATCTCCTCTGTCGGGGTAGTAGTGCCTTCGTAGGCGTGGACGAAGTCGCGCAAAGCCTCGTAGTCGTCATCGGGAGTGAGCAGCTTCTTTCCCTCGATGCCAAAGACCTGGGAAATACGCAGGGTCTTGCGGGTTACGACGGCATACAGACTCAGCAGCGTGTTGAGTTCCGCCGGCGGCAGGAAGTTCCAGAACGCCACGGTCTGACGGACATCCGCTTGGTCGGGGTGGTCGACGACGATGTGTTCCTCAATCTCCGGGTTCAGACGCCTGTCGACACGCCCTATGCGCTGCATTAGTCGGACGGGGTTCCAATGCAAGTCGTAGTTGATGAGCCGAGTTGCGTCCTGCAGGTTGAGTCCCTCTGAGAGCACGTCGGTCGAAATGAGCACTCTCGTCTCGTTCTCTCCGAGTTCAGCAATCCCGGCGCTCGACGACTCGTTGTAGTACGGGGCGAACTTCCAGATCGTCCTGTCGCGCGGGGTCTTCACCATGCTGTCGACCTCGTCAAGGCCCATGATGCCGGCCTCCTCCAGCCGATGACGCAGGTAGCGGGCTGTCGTGAGGTACTCAGAGAAGATGATGACCTTGTGCTTCTTCAGTACTGGGTCAGTCTTGAGCAGTGCGATTAGTTGCTGCAGCTTGTCGTCGTTCTTGGGCTTCAGCTTCTGCAACTCCTCCAAGAACTCGGCGACTTGTTCGAGGTCCGCGATCGACTCCATGAGCATGTCGGTTACGTTGAAGTCCTCACGTGGCAATTCCTCATAGGCCTCGAGGAGCTCAGGCGGGACGATGTCCTCCTCTAGCTCCTCTTCGTCGTCGAGTTCCTCGCCAAGTTCGAGCTGCTGCTCCTGGCGCTTCACGTAGCCGATCAGGTCAGCATGACGCTGCTTCCACAGCTCTAGGGCATGCTTCTCGCCGGCGGTGACGCTGTTCACAGTGACGAAAGCGAGAAGCTTCTTGAGAAGCGTCCCACATGACATTTCAAAGGCTTTCGGCGAGCTCTCGAAACGCTTCAGGAACTGCAGGCGGATGAGGCGAACCACTTGGCGCTGACGGCCTGCGTCCATGGCCGAGATCGCGTCTGGATCGTCGCCAGTGTAGTAGTTGAGCGGGTAGTACATCGGAAGCGTGAATAGCGGGTTCTTCTTACTGAAGGCGCGCTCAAAGCTGCTGAGCAGTGGGCCATAGGTCTTGGCGACCGAGTACTTCACAACCCTCGGATCCTCGCGCTTCGGGAAGACGGCCTGCCGGCCACCGTATTGCCGCTGGCTCTCCTGAACGTATCTGCGGCTTCGCTGGACGATGATCTCGCGGAAGAGCTCCTGGTCCCCGAGTACCCGCTCGAAGTCGACTTGATCGGTCTCGAAGTCGCTGCCGTTGTCCTCTGACCCTGTGACAGCCAGGCTCTTCTCAAGGTCCTTCTCGAGCTTGCGGAAATAGCCGGCTACAGACTGGATCCCAAGCGGCGCTGCCGCGAAGTGTGTGGCTTCGCGGTGGGAGAAGAGCTCGATCATGTGCTGCAGATCGAGCAGCCGATTGTTGACCGGTGTTGCCGTGAGCATGAACACCTGCTTGCCCTCGCAAATGTCGTAAAGCTGCCAGTAGCGGGACTGGCGCTCGTCCTCTCCTTCGGCACGCACTCCTGGATTACGGAAGTTGTGCGCCTCATCGATGACGACGACGTCAGCCATCTCGCGCACCCGGGCAAGCCGGGCCGGCCAGTCACCATGCTGTCGGAGAAGGTCTGTGTGGCTGAAGACGGCGAGGTGGCTGAAGTCGCTGGCTCCACCCCAGACATGCGGCACGTATCTGCGAAGGTGCGGCTCCCACACTGCGGAGCGCGCGGACTTCGGCACGAAGAGGGCAACATTCTTGCCCTCGAATGAGCAGAGGCGTTCGATGAGCATGAGGCCAATGAAGGTCTTGCCGAGACCGACGCCATCACAGAGGAAGGCTCCACCCCAGCGCCGGGCGATCTTCATGAGGGCCTGGTAGCCCTCCTTTTGATACTGGTCGAGCTTTGGGTAGACCTCGGACTCAGTCTGCTCCCATTCACCCGAAGTCAGCTCGTGGCTACGGAAGAACTGCTGCAACGCCTTAGCGTAGACCTCGAAAGGCGTGTACTCGCGAGTGTGACGCTCAATGACTCTGAGGATTTCGGGGGTGACATCCTCTGCCTCGTCCCAGTGCCGCTCGTACCACTCTTGGAGTACCTCAACTTCGCGGCGCAGCTGGACGTTGAGCTCGATGTTGGTCGTCAGGCCGGGGTACGTGAAATTGCTTGACCCGACGAGAGCGGTGGAACCGACCACCCTGTGCTTGGAGTGCGTGATGTAGGCCTTGGCGTGGAACTTCCCTCTGCCGTACACGCGGCACTCGATCTGACGCTTCTGCAGGGCCTCGACAATCGCCGGGGCACCGTGTAGGAAGTCGTTCTTCTCCTTCTCACTCTCGATACTCCTGTCGAGTATCTCGCCCGCGTGTTTGATGCCTGCAACGAGCGCCTGGTGCGTGCGCTTGGTGACCTCATTGCCCATGAGGATGCGGAGCTTGTCGAGCTTCTGCCACTGGCCGTCCAGTGCAAGAAGGGCACCAATCTCGAAGTAGCCAGTGGCGACGTCGAACTTGTGCGCGAGGTCAGCCCACTCGTGGAGGTACTCCTGGACACGCCAGAGGTCCGCATTGTCGACGATGAAGAGGTCGCCGCCTTGCTGTTGCTCTGCCAACGACTTGCCCCCAGTGCTGGCTCCATGCGCTCTTAGGTCAACCGCCAGCGCGAAGTCTATCGAAGAGAGCGTCACGTAGGGGAGAGCACCGCTCATTGCGGTCGTCCATCGGGAACGGCCCTCATTCCATAGCGGCCGCCAGTTTGGAGTCCGGCTTCGTTGGAGTCTCCGTCCGGCCACTGGGAGTCCATGCCCATGCAAGCCAAGAATGCTCATCACGATGTCACACTGGTAGGGGGTCGAATCACACGCAAGCAGTCTCGCGTACCCTGCCTGCCGCCCTCCGCGTGCAAAATCGAAAATGGAGTTTCTGAGAGCGGGTAACGGGTTCCGGTGACGGTCGGCCCATGATCGGGCCATGGCCGACGCCTCAGACAGCCCCGGTCTCACCTGCGCCTGGTGCGGCGCGCAGATCAGCCGGCGCGGAAGCCGCGGGCCGGTCCCGACCTACTGTCCGGGCTCGCGCTGCCGTGTCGCCGCCCACAGGGCCCGAACCGGATACGCCGACTGGGCGACCACGCGGCCAGACGTCGCGCTTCCGCCTCCCCGCCCTGCCAGCACCTCACCACCGGTCGAGCAGGTCTCGTCAGCCCTCCTCGAGGCCCGCGCCGTCTCAGCCTCCCTTATCCGCCTCGGCCTCGCCTCGCCGCCCCAGCTCGCCTGGCGCTGCTCGAGGCTCGGTCGGCAGATCGACGAGGCCATCGACAGACTCTTTCCCGACGCCAGGAGCCGCTCATGAGCAAGCCGCCCACGCCGCAGATCCGGCGCGTGAAGACCTCCGACCTGGCGTCCGACCCGGACAACGCACGGATCCACGGCCGCAACAACCTGCGCGCCATTCGCGAGTCACTCGAGCGGTTCGGCCAGGTGCGCCCGCTGCTCGCGACCTCCGAGCTCGTCGTGGTGGCCGGCAACGGCACGCTCGCCGCCGCGGAGGCGCTTGGCCTGGACGAGCTCGAGGTGCTCGTGCTGCCGTGGGAGGACCGCGAGAAGGCCCGCGCCTACGCGATCGCCGACAACCGCACGGCAGAGCTCGCGACCTGGGATGACGAGGCCCTTGCCGGCCAGCTCGTCGACCTCGCGGCCGCCGGGGTCGACATGGGCACGCTCGGCTTCGACGTCCCCGAGCTCGGCGACCCGGGCGGCCCGCCGGTCACGCAGTCCAGCCGCGAGGCTCTCGAGGAGGAGGCCGCGGTCGCCTACCGCTGCCCGGCCTGCGGTTTTCGCTGGCGGTTCGAGGATGGGGGAGAGGTGACGCCGCTATGAAGGCCGAGGTCGTCGCCATCGCTACTCTGGCCGCCGATCCGGAGAACGCCCGCCTGCACAACCGGCGGAACCTCGAGGCGGTCAAGGCCTCGCTCGCACGGTTCGGTCAGACGCGCCCGCTCGTCGTCACCGAGGACCTCACCGTGATCGCCGGCAACGGCACGCTCGCCGCCATGGTGGAGCTCGGCTGGGAACACGCCGCGATCACCCGCGTGCCCTTCAGGGACGCAGGCGAGGCCCGCGCCTTCGCCCTGGCGGACAACCGGACGGGCGAGCTCGCGCAGTGGAACAAGCCGGTGCTGCTCGAGGCCCTCGAGGCGCTTGCGCTCGAGGGCTGGCAGCTCGACGGGCTGGGCTTCGAGCCGCACGACATGGCGGCGCTCAAGTCCCGGGAGCGGCAGGCGCCAGCCGAGTTCCCGGCCTACGACCTCGACCTCGAGACCGAGCACCGCTGCCCGGAGTGCGGCTACGAGTGGAACGGACGTCCGGAATGAGCGGGCGGCCGGCGTACCGCGTCCCGACGCTCGCCGAGATCGCGCGGATCCCGTGGAACGGCTTCACGGTCGCCTCGCTCTTCGCGGGCGGCGGCGGCAGCTCGACCGGCTACCGCATGGCGGGCTACCGCGTGGCCTATGCGAACGACGTCGTGCCCGAGGCCCGCGAGACCTACGAGGCGAACTGCGCCCCGTACACGGTGGTCGATGGCGACGACGTCCGCACCGTCCCCGGCTCGCGGATCCTCGATGCGGTCGAGGCGATGACCGGCAGCCGCCAGCTCGACGTCCTGGACGGCTCGCCTCCCTGTCAGGCCTTCTCCATGGCGGGGCCGCGCGACGGCACCTGGGGGAGGGAGGTCGCGCACGCGGACGGGACGACCCAGCGCAGCGACGACCTCTTCTTCGAGTACGCCCGAATCCTCGAGGAGGTCCGGCCGACCGCCTTCGTGGCCGAGAACGTCCCGGGTCTCGTCAAGAGCGTCTCCCGCGGCTATTTCAAGCGCATCCTCGCCGCGCTGCGGGCGACCGGTTACCTGGTCGAGGCGCGCCTGCTCGACGCCCAGTGGCTGGGCGTACCGCAAACGCGCCAGCGGCTCATCTTCGTCGGCGTGCGGAACGACGTCGGCCTGGGGCCGGCCTTCCCGGCGCCGCTGCCCTGGTTCATCCCGCTGAGCGAGATCTGCCCCGACGTCGTGCGCGTCGAGATCTTCGGCTACGGCATCGTGAAGGAGATCAGGGACGCGAGGAAGGCGCCCTCGAACACGATCCTGGCGAGCGGCTACAGCGCCTGCGCCGACGCCTACGACCTGGTCTGCGCAGACGGCCGGCGACGGAAGCTCACCATCGAGGAGGTGCGCCGGATCGGCTCGTTTCCTTCCGACTACCGGTTCAGCGGAGGCCACAAGCAGGTCTGGACCCGGATCGGCAACAGCGTGCCGCCGCTCATGATGAAGGCGGTTGCGGAGACCGTCCGCGAGCGAATCCTGGACCAGGCGAGGACCGCCTCCCATGGCTAAGGGTCGCCCGAGGAACGCGAGGCGCGACGAGCTCGACGGGCCGAAGACGCCGCCCGCCGCTCCGCACCTTCCCGCCGTGCCGGCCGAGCTCGCCGAGCAGGATCCTCCCGGCGACATGGACCCGGCGGCCCAGGAGGTCTGGCGGACCGCGATCTGCGACCTTGCCCGGAGCAAAGTCCTCGTGCCGTCCGACCTGACCTCGCTCAAGGTGTGGTGCGAGGCCTACGCCGACCACGAGGACGCCGCGCGCATCATCCGCGAGACCGGCCGCCTCGTGAAGGGCGCGCACGGGCCGATGCCCAACCCGATGCTCCGGGTGAAGAAGGAGGCGGCGGCGACGATGCGCCAGTACTCCGACATCCTCGGCCTGAACCCGCTGGCGCGGATCCGCGGCAACCTCATGGCGATCTCGGCCCAGAGCCAGGCGCTCGACGTGCGCGAGCGCATCATCGCCATCCTCTCCGAGCGCGATCGGTCGTGACCCGGTGCCGCGAAGATGGACCGATGACGAGCTGGCGGCGGTCAGACGCGGTCGCGTGGCGGCCGCGGTCGCCCGTGAGACCGGCCGCACGGAGGCGGCTGTCCGCGCGAAGGCGCGGGCGCTCGGGGTAGCACTCCGCCGCAGGAGAGGAGCGGGGGAGAGGCCGGCGCCGGACGCTCGGCCGTCCGGCTCGCTCTACGCCGAGATCGTCGAGGCCTTCATCTCGGGCTTCCTCACGCACACCGAGGACCTCTACATCGGGAAGCCCTTCCTGCTCGAGGATTGGCAGCGAGAGCACGTCATCCGGCCGGTGTTCGGGACCGTGGACGCGGCCGGCAGGCGCGTCTACCGCGAGGCGATCGTCGGCCTGCCGAGGAACGGCGGCAAGAGCGAGGTCGCAGCCGCCCTCTGCCTCGCGCTCATGTTCACGGAGCCCGTCCATAAGGGCCACTACGTGGTCGTCGCGCGGAACCGCGACCAGGCGCGCATCGTCTTCGAGAAGGCCAAGGGCATGGTCTACGCGAACGACGAGCTCCACGCCTGGTGCGAGGTCCAGAAGAACAAGATCGTCGTGAAGGAGACCGGCGCCCAGTTCTACACCAAGGCCTACGACGCGGGCGGCGCCCAGGGCATCCACGCCCAGGTGGTCGTGATCGACGAGTACCACGTCCACAAGGACGACTCGATGCGCCACGCCATGCTCAGCGGCATGATCGGCCGCGAGCGCATCTCCGGCTACACGCCGCTCCTCGTCACCATCTCGACGGCCGGCGACGAGCGCAAGGGGCCGCTCTGGGAGCTCCTCAAGAACGCGCCCCGCGACCCGCGCGCTTACGTCTACTGGTGCGGCGCGACCGACGAGGACGACGGCCACGACCCGGTGGTCTGGAAGCAGGCGAACCCGCAGAGCTGGGTGACCGAGCAGGACCTGCGCGATGCCTACAACTCGATGCCCTTCGCCGAGTTCGAGCGGTACCACCTGAACCGCTTCCCCTCGAAGGGCACGAACCGCGCCTACCCGGCAAGGCTCTGGCACGCCTGCGATGGGCGCCCCGTCATCGACCCCGACCTGCCCGCGGTCATCGGCCTCGACGCCTCCTGGACGCGCGACACCTCGGCGGTCGTCTTCGATCAGGTGGGCTCAGATGGCGTCCACAACTGGCTCGCCTGGGTCTGGCGCAAGGACGAGGTCCTCGGCTACATCGACCACGACCCCATCGAGGCCAAGATCGTCGAGCTCTGCGAGGACTTCTCCGTGGTCAGGATCGCCTGCGACCCGAACTACTTCACGCGCTCCATGCTCCGGCTGCAGAACGAGTGGGGGCTGCCGGTCGAGGAGTTCCGCCAGAACGACGCCAAGATGAGCGCGGCGTCGATGATGCTGCTCGACGTCCTGAAGGAAGGTCGGGGCCGGCACGGCGGCAACCTCGAGCTCACGGACCAGATGCTGAATGCGGGCGTGAAGGCCACGCCGCATGGCTGGCGCGTCACGAAGGTCGAGGAGGATCTGAAGATCGACGCTGCCGTGGCCTGCGTCATGGCTTCGTACCTCGCAGAGGGCGAGGCCGTTGGGCGCGCCGATCCGCGGGTCATCACCACCTGACCGGCAACCCCCTTGTCGCGATGGCCGACCCAGGAAAGACCCTGTCGCCGTGGTGCAATGAAGGCGCGAGTATCGCCGCCACTCGTGGTCGACGACGGCCTATCAGGCCTGCGCCGGCAGTTGACCAACCAGCAGACGCTCGTGGTTCACAAGGTCATCCCAACGACGAGATCACAGCAGCCGGTCGGACGATCCCACACCGTCGGACGTCCATCCAGGCATGTCGCGCCGTCCCTCCACCGCGGGACCGTAGAGCTCGGCGATGGTACGCCTGATCTCTTCCACCACGGTCTCGCGCTCGGCCTGCGCGCCCGAGGCGTCGAAGAGCACCATGCGTGCCAGCTTGAGGAGCGTGACGATGGCGGCCTGCGCGTCACCGTTCGCATACTGTCTCTGCGTCACCTCGACCGGGCGTGCAGCCAGACTCAAATCCGGCCCCCCAGCAGAGCTGGCACCCTCCACGACAGCTGCGAGACGCGCGAGCCCGGTCAGCAAGGTCGACCCCGGCGCCAACCTCTCCAGCCGCTCGGCGCACGCCGCCTCGGCATCTCGGACGGCGTCGCCGAGCCGCCTGCCGAGCGCATCGGCTTCGGCCAGCACCTCGACCTGATCCTCCACGGTCGGCGGAAGCCAGGCCGGCGCGATGACGAACTGCTCCGCCGGCGGAAGCCGAAGCACGTCACGGTAGCCGTACGGCACCGCCTCGCCGCGCACCAGGGGAACGACGGCACCCTGCGTGCAAGTGTCGCCGAACCCGCACGTCCAGCATGGGTCCGTTCCGGCGGGGGTGGCCGTGCCCAGCGCCCGGAGCCCTTCTCCTGTCAGGTAGGCCAGCACGGCCTCGGCCACCGGCTGGGGATCGACGGTCCCCGTGACAATGGCCGCGCCCGCCTTGCCCGCGAGGAGCAGTATCGAGTGACGCAGGGAAAAGGCTCTCTCGATCACTGCCTTGCAGCGTGCGTCGATCATGTTGAACGGCGCCCAGCCCGCGATGACGACTGCCTGCGCCCGCACGAGCTTGACGGCCAGTGGCAGCCAGTCGTCCTCGAACGCCGTGCAGACGTTGGTGCCCGCGCACCTGAGGCAGGCGCGGCACGGGCTGACCTCGATGTCCCAGAGCCGCACCAGTTCCGCCTCGAGGCCGGAGGCCTCGAGCACCCGCCTCAGCGTGCGGTCGGTCGTGCCGTCCGGGATGGGGCTGCCGCTGATGCCGAGTGCACGTTGTCGGCCCACGACCGCTGTCATCCGTCGGTGTCGGTCCACTGGATGCGGAGGTGGTCGTCGTTCCTCATCAATCCCCGGTGCCGGTTCGCTGCCGTCTGTCATGGAGTGAATCGGCGGCGGCTCAACGTGAACCGACCGCCGCGCCGAGCTCCCGCGCCGCCTCGAGCTGGGCGTCTACCTCGTCCGCCGCGATCACGAGGGGCTCGCGCACGGCGGTGAAGCCGAAGTAGCCGGGCAGCTCCGCAAACAGTCCGCTGGTGGCAGCCGGTTCGTCGGCATGGCAGACGATGCTGGCGAAGCCCTTGCCCTGCGGCAACTGGCCCTTGCCGATCCAGAGGCGCTCGAGCAGCTTCTTCGTCTCGCCGGCTGGCGTGCCGAAGGTCTGTGGCGTGGCCAGCACGAGCACGTCCGCGGCGGCCACGGCCTCGACCGTGACGTCCTGCGCCTCGCTGAGCCGCACCTCGGCGCCGGCGCTGCGCGCGCCCCCGGCGGCGGCCTCGGCGAGGCCCTTGGTCTTGCCCGTGAACGAGTGGTAGGCGATGAGGACGTGGGACATCGGTGCTCCTTCCATTGGGGGTGATGTGTCTTTCAGCGGGCGGGCAGGACGAGGCGTCCGCCCTCACGCAGCACCTTGCCGGATGCACGCAGCGACTTGAGCGCCCGGGTCACGCTCACGCGGTGCGCCCCCACCAGGAAGCTGAGCTCCTCGTGGGTGAGCGGGAACTCGATGACGAGGCCGGCCTCGGTGCGCGTGCCGTGCTCGCGCGCCACCGTGGTCAGCACGGCGTAGAGGCGCTCCTCCAGGTGAGTGGAGGCCAGGTCGCCGACGCGGCTCGTGAGCCAGTCGATGCGCTCGCTCATGGTGCGCATGATCTGCAGCCCGATGTTGGGCCGCTGCGTGACCAGGCGCTCGAAGCTCTCCCTGCTGAGGCCGCAGAGCAGGCTGTCCTCGACGCACTCGGCGGTGAGCGGGTAGTCGCCGTCTTCGGAGAGGAAGGTCTCTCCGAGAAAGTCGCCCGCCTTGCGGATGTCGACGAGGATCTCGTTGCCCTCGGCGTCGGTCTTGGTGAGCTTGATGCGCCCCGCCTTGATCACGAACAGCAGCCGCGCGGGCTCGCCTTGCACGAAGACGTAGCTGCCGGCAGGCCGCACGCGCTGCTGGGCGACCGTCACGAGAGCGTCCATCTCGGTCGGGCTGAGCCTGGAGAACAGCCACGAGTCCCCAAGACAAACATCGGCGGCGGCGGCTCCAGGTGGCACGAGCCGGTCGCAGGGGCAGGGCATCAGCGTGCGTCGCCTTGCCCGCAGACCACGTTCATCGACATCTCACTCTCCCATTCTGGCAAGACCGTCGCTCGCACGCTGGGCCGGAACGAGCACGACAGGTCGGTCTCCTGAAGCATGGGTCATCGTAGACGAACGCGAGTATGCCCATTGTAGCAACGACTACTGCGAGCCAGTCAGGCCGGCTGCCTGAGACCGAGTGCATCGGAAGACAACTGCGGCCACCCTGCCATATCGGATCGGCGGTGCAAGACACCCTAGGGAGCGAGCACCCCGGCGCAATAACGTGGAGTCCTGCCCGACGGAGACTTGTGCTTCGTCCGTCATATGCAATCTGCTCCGCGTCGCGCTTCAGGTAGCCACGCGCCGAGCCTCATCGCCGCCACAGCAGCCGACTCACAACCGTCGCTCCGGGTTCGCGCCGGTCTGGCGGACGCGCGCGAGATGCCGCCGCCCTTGGGTGACGCTCCCGCGACCATGGTCCCATGAGGATCAGCCGTCGCCCGTACCTCAAGCAGCTCGATACCGAGACCGTCGTGGTGCACACCCGCGACGGAGCCTCGATACGTGGCGTCCTCCTCGCGGCGCACGCGGACGTCTACGTGCTGCGCCACGCGGCCTATCTCAACGGGGACGGCAGCACGGTCGCGATCGACGGCGAGGTGCTCCTGCCCGTCACGCGCGTCGCCTTCTTCCAGCGCATCCTCGAGACGGCGGAGCCGTGACGGTCATCGTCTCCAAGGGGGTGCCTGTCCGGGCGCAGGCCTCGCCGCCCTGGGCCGGCAAGGGCATCACCACCTACTCCGGCCCGTCGGGCGGCTCCGTCTCCCTGTGGGGAAGCCGCGCCGTCACCTACGAGCGGATCGTCTTCAGCCAGCCCTGGATCTACGCGGCGGTGCGCACCTTCTACCTCGCCATCAGCCGTCTGCCCGAGAAGGTCTACCTCGGGCTCGAGGGCGACGAGCGCAGGCGAGTCCGCGACCACGAGCTCGCCAAACTGCTGCGCCGGCCGTTCCCGGGCGGCTCGGCCTTCGACCGCAAGGGCGCCCTCGCCTTCAACCTCTTCACCCACGGCAACCACCTTGAGCTTAAGCTCCGGCCCGGCGAGGGCCGGCCGCCGGTCGAGCTCTGGCCGGTGCCGTGGACCTGGGTCCAGGAGGTGCAGAAGGACGGCGACGGGCGAACGAGCGAGTACCGCATCTATCCGAATCTGGGTCAGCCGTTCAGCATCCTGCCGAAGCACGTTGTCCACTACCGGCTCATGGGCGGGCGCTCGCCGCTCGAGCCGCTGCGGCGCACGCTCGGCATCGAGGACGCGGCCACCGACTGGCAGCTGCAGGCGCTCGAGAACGGACCCAGTCTGCGCGGCGCCTTCACCACCGACAAGCTGCTCCAGGACAGGACCATCCCGCGCCTGCGCGCCGAGCTCGAAGAGCTCTACGGCGGGCCCGGTGGCAAGACGCTCGGCATCTTCGACCAGAACCTCAGGTTCAACAGCCTCTCGCAGTCGGCCGCCGACGTCTCGCTGATCGAGACGCGCAAGGCGACGCGCGAGGAGGCCGCCGCCACCTACGGCATCCCGGCGCCGATGGTCGGCATCCTTGACCACGCCACCTACTCGAACATCTCGGAGCTGCGCAGGAGCTTCTACGTCGACACCGTCTCGCCCTACTGCACGCTGATCGAGGACACCGAGCAGGCGCAGCTGATCGAGCCGGAGGCGGCCTGGGTGCGCGAAGGCGTCTTCACCGAGTACGACCTCGGCGAGATCCTCAAGCCCGACCCGCTCGCCGAGGCGCAGTCGATCATGCTCCTCACCTCGTCCGGCACGACCTCGACGAACGACAACCGCAAGCTCAAGCGCCTCGACCCGGTCGGCGACCCGGCCGACCCTTCGAACCCCTACAACCGCCCGCGCGTGCCCGCCAACCTGCTCGACCCCGAGGCGCCGGCCGACGTCGCAGTGCCGGCTTCGGCGTCGCTGCACGAGGCGCTGGTGACGGGCGCCATGCGCGCCGGGCGCCCGATGACAGAAGAGGAGGACGACGATGCGCCGGCAGTTCCCCAGGGCTGACCGCCCCTTCTACGAGGTCAAGGCGGCCGCCCGCGCAGGCGGCGAGCCGACCGCGACCGACGTCTGGATCTACGACGTCATCGGCGACGACTGGTTCGACCCCTCGCTGACCGCCAAGGAGCTCTGCCAGGCGGTCGCGCAGGTCGACACCGACGAGATCGTCCTGCACCTCTCCAGCCCCGGCGGCTCGATGTCGGACGGCATCGCCATCTACAACGCGCTGGTCACGCATCCCGCGAGCGTGCGGTCGGTCGTGGAGGGCTGGACGGGCTCGATCGCCACGGTCGTCGCGCTCGCCGGCGAGCACGTCTCGATGTTCGACAACACCATGTGGATGGTCCACCACCCCTGGGGCGTGCAGGTCGGGAACGCCGCCGAGATGCGCAGCTACGCCGACTACCTCGACCGCTGCAGCGCGCTCATGCAGCGGGTCTACCTCGGCCGCGTCACGAAGAGCGAGGAGGAGCTCGTCGCGGCGCTCGACGCCGAGACCTACTTCGACGCCGAGCAGGCGGCCGAGTGGGGCTTCGTCGACGAGGTGCTGAGCGGACGGCAGGCGGCCGCGGCCTGCGACGTGCGCGTGCTCGAGGCGCTCGGCCTCGGCCCGCGCCGCCGCGAACCGCTCGCCGTCGGCCGCAGCCTCTCATCCGAGAACGAGGGCAAGCTCAGGGACGCCGTCGCGCTCCTCGACGAGGTGCTCTCGACGCTCGACTCGCGGGCCGTAGCACCGGCGCCCACCGGCTCGGGTGACGCTCGCAGGAGCATGGACTCGAAGGCGCTCGCTGCACTGCGGCTCGCCAGCCCGCGACACTGATACGGAGGTACCTGATGGATCTCAAGGCACGTGCTCGCAAGCTGCGCGAGCAGGCCGACGCCGCGACGTCCGAGGCCAGCGCCAGGTGGGACGAGTTCGTGCAGGCGCGCACGGCGCTCGAGGCGCTCGGCGACGACGTCGATGTGACGAGCGCGGCGGAGTTCACGGCCGCCCAGGCGGCGCAGGAGACCTACAACGCCGCCGCCGAGGCGTCCCGCACCGCCGAGCGCGCCTACCGCGACGTGCTCGAGCTCCTCGGCGACGAGGCCCCGGAGCAGCCGCTGGTGCGCCGCCTCATGAGTACCGCGGCCGAGCGCATCTCCATGGGCGAGCAGTTCACGGCGAGCGGCGTCTACCGCGACGTCGCCGCGCGGATCCCCGACAGCGCCGGCTCGAAGATGCGCATCGGCGTGACGGAGTCGGTCCGCGTGGCGGACCGCGAGCAGGCGCGCGCCATCATGCGCAGCCCGCATGCCGCGATCTTCTCGACGCCGCCCGACGTCGTCGAGCCGGCCGCAAGGCCCGGCATCCGCCCGCTGCCGCTCCTGCCGCCGCTCACGGTGCTCGACCTCGTCACCATGGCGAGCACGGACTCGACGAGCGTGAAGTGGGTGCGCGAGAAGGCGTTCACGAACAGCGCCGCCGAGGTCGCCGAGTCGGCCGAGGGCGCCAAGGTCACCAAGCCCGAGAGCGCGCTGACCCTGGAGACGGTCACCTTCGACGTCAAGACCCTGGCGCACTGGCTGCCCGCCTCCAAGCAGTCGCTCCGCGACGTGGCCGGCGTGCGCAGCCTGATCGACGCGAAGCTCGAGTGGGGCCTGCGCAGGCGCCTCGCCAGGCAGGTCATCGCCGGCGACGGCGTCGGCGCCAACCTGCTCGGCATCGCGAACACCGCGGGCATCGGCCACGTCGACCGCTCCGGCGCCGACGCGCCCTCGCTGATCGAGGACATCTACGACGGCGTGGTCTCCATCGGCGACGCCTATGGCGAGGCGCCGAACGTCTGCTTCGTCTCCCGCGCCGACTACAAGCTGCTGCGCTTCGCGCGCGACGCCTCCGGGGCCGGCGCCGACACCGGCGGCTTCATCTTCGGCACGCCGCGGACGGTCAACCCGATCGAGGTCGAGGGCTGCCTCGTGCTCCCCAACTTCGATCTGCCTGCCGGGATGAGCGTGATGGGCGTCTGGCGCGAGTTCGCGGTCTGGATGCACGAGGGCATCAGCATCGCGCTCAGTGACAGCCACGACACCTACTTCGTCGAGAACCTGGTCGCCATCCTCGCCGAGTTCGCCGCCGCGGCCGGCGCTATGGAGACCGTCGCCTTCTGCGAGATCAGCGCCGCCGGCGGCTGATCTGCGAGCATTCGCCCGAGGAGTCGGCCCCCCAGACAGCTCAGGGCGAACAGAGAGGCCCGGATTCGCCCAATGGCGAGTCCGGGCCTCTCGCTTTGCCCGGAGGTGGGTGACGAGGGCGCGACACTCGCAAGGGAGCAACCGACGAAGGGGGTTCGCACGTGTTCGAGGTCAAGGGGCGCGTCTACGGCACCGCCGCCGATGGACGCAGAGTCCTGCTGTTCACGCCCGGCGTGCTCATCACCGACGACGAGGCCAGGGCTGCCGGCCTGCTCGGCGGCGAGCCGTCCGAGAAGCAGCCGGCCCGCGGGCTCGTCATCGAGAGCGGCGAGCGCAGGAGCGACGAGGCTCCGCCGGCGAAGCCGCTCGAGCGCATGAAGCTGGGCGAGCTGCGCGCCGTCTGCGAGGCCGAGGGCATCGATCCGGGCGAGGCCAACCTGCGAGCCGAATTCATCGAGGCGATCGAGTCGGCGCGCGCCGCGCGCGAGTTCGAGGCCGGTCCCTTGGGCGAGGACTAGAGGAGGCCGCCGATGGCCATCAAGCTCTACATCAGCCAGGCCAACCAGGCCCACAACGCCGGCCCCGGCGGCTACACCGAGAAGGCCGGCATGGACGCCGTCAGTCGTGCCCTCACGGACGTCTTCAAGCGCGACGCCCGCTTCGCCCTGAAGCGGAACGCCGTAGGGGAGCGCATCGACACCGCGACCGAGAACGGCCTCGAGGCGAACTCCTGGGGTGCCGACTACTACGTCGCCCTGCACTCGAACGCCGGCGGCCCCGGCGCCCGCGGCACCTTCGGCTTCTACTTCTCGAAGGGCTCGAAGGGCTACGCGCTCGCCAAGGCCATTGTCGCCGAGGTCGGCCCGCTCTCGCCGGGCACGGGCTCTGCCCTCATCGCCAAGCCCGGTTTCATCGAGCTGCATACGCCCCGCTGCCCCGCCTGCCTCATCGAGCTCGAGGCGCACGACTGGGCCGATGGCGTGAAGTTCCTCACCGGCCAGAAGCAGGCGATCGCCGAGGCCCTCTACCGCGGCATCTGCCGGGGGCTCGGGCTGGCGCCAGCCGCCGAGAAGCCGGAGGACGTCGACTACCGGCCGCTGAAGCGCGAGGCCGTCAGGATCGCGCGCCGGCTGCGCATCCCGCGGGAAGGCGTGGACACGGCGGCGCGCGGCAAGGGCGAGCCGTTCGAGACGCTGCTGCGCGCGATCGCCGACCACGCGGGCTGAAGGCTCCGTGGCCGACGCCCCCTACTTCACCCTCGAGGAGCTCCGGGCGGCCTACCCCGAGCTCGCTAACGCCGCCAAGTACCCGGACGCGAAGCTCGAGGCCGCCCGGGTGTTCGCCGAGCAGTGGTTCGAGGCCGCGGCGCACGTCGCCTACGTGCCGCGCTCCGCGACCGAGACGCAGGTCGGAGCGGGGAGCCGGAGCCTGTTCCTCTCCCGTTGGGCCGCCGTGCGGCCCGTCACGGCCGCGTCGGTCGACGGGGTAGACCTCACCGCCGCCGAGCTCGCTGCGCTCGTGACCCGGCCCTACGGGGTCGTCGAGCGCCCTCTCCGTTGGCCGGCGGGCTGCACGGTCGTCGTCACCTACGAGCACGGCTTCGAGGCACCGGTCGAGCTCGCAAGGACGGCGGTCATGATGCTCGCCGTCGAGCACGCGAAGCCGTCCACCATCCCGGCGCGGGCCACGTCGGTCTCGACCGACCTCGGCAGCTACCGGATCAGCCAGGCCGACGTGACCGGGAGGACGGGCATCCCCGACGTCGACGCCATCATCGGCCTGCTCGGCGCCGACAAGCCCGCCACGGGGGCGGGGGGATGATCGACGAGCTCCGCCTCTGGGACGCGCAGGACGCGCTCCTGACGGCCCTCCGCGAGCAGGCCGCCTTCGACGTCGGCGGCGCCGGGGAGGTGGCCCTGGGACTCGGCTTCCCGACGGAGATCCAGACGGAGCACGTCTGGGTCGACGGCGAGGCCGAGGGGAAGCTCAGCGCCGAGCTCACGGGGGCGAAGCCGTCGGACGAGAGCTTCCAGTTCAAGCTCTTCGTGTTCGCGCAGGCCGACGACTACGTGACGACTCGCGACCGCGTGAAGGTGCTGGCGAGAGCCTGTGAGGCGGCGCTCGCCTCGACGACCTTCGCCGCAGCCGTCGACTCCTGGAGCATCCCTCGCTATCGCCTCGCCGCGGGCACGGACGGCACCAACCGCCAGCTCTGCCTCGAGCTCTCCGTCGAGTGCTCCTGCTGGTGACGTTGAAAGGACAATCAGGCCATGGCAAAGCGCGCGCAGACCTACGAGATCCGGCAGGCCGCGAGGGGTTCCTTCATCGGGGCCTTCGGCCGCGTCAGCTACGACGTGGGGCCCGGGACCGTGGCCGAGAAGGACATCGACGCCGAGGTCCTCGCCGTCCTGCTCGCCTCCGGCGTCGCCGTCAAGGCGAAGCCCACGGAGAGTGAGGAGCCCACATGAACCTGAAGGACGCGGCGGCCGGCTTCGCGGTCCAGGCCGCGAAGGGGAGCCCAGAGGACCAGCCCGTCTTCTGGGGCCCGGTCGGCGGCGGCAAGCTCATCACCGCCGAGGTCGAGCAGACCGAGGACGAGCTCACCTCGGCGCGCGTCGCCGGCGTCGGCGAGTTCCGCGAGTCGGTCTCCATCGTCGGCGGCTACGAGTACCGCGTCTGGCCGGGCTCGTTCGGCGGGCTGCTCTACGCAGTGCTGGGCGCGATCCAGACGGTCGGCGCCGCGCCGCCCTACACGCACACGGTCACGCCGGCCGGACAGCTGCCCTGGTGCACGGTCTTCGGCGCCAAGGGCCCGGAGCGCAAGGCCGGACGCGACTGCAAGGCAGACTCGCTCAAGGTCGAGTGGGAGGGCAACGCGCCGGTGAAGGCGACCGTGGCCTGGGCCGGCCTGGGACTGGAATGGTCGCAGGTTGCCTATGTGCCCGGCACCGACGAGAGCGATCTCTCCTACCTCAAGGGCATCAACCTCGCCGCGGTCATCGACCTCGACGGCTCTGGCTACGACGGCGGCGCCGTGCTGCAGGGCGGCTCGCTCGAGGTCAAGCGCAACGTCACGCCGGACCCGAAGTCCGGGCAACTCGCTCCCGCCGGCCTCTCCGAGGGCGCCTTCGAGTGCGACGTCGAGCTCAAGGTGCGGGTGCCCGACCTGCTCGCGGTGCGCAAGCTGCTGACCGGCGCCGTGGACGGCTCCGCCGTCTCGGCCGCCGTGCCCTACGGCGAGTTCTCGCTCACGTTCGCCGACGGCTCCGAGAGCGTCGCCCTGGCTGCGGCCAAGGTCGCCTTCAAGGTCCCGGAGGAGCCCGACGCCGACCCCAAGGGCGGGCCCGCCGAGCTCACCCTGCAGGGCCGCTGCTACGGCGACCCGGCGATCACCGGCACCGTCGTCAACTCCGTCGCCTCCTACTGAGGCGCCGCAATCACTCACTCGTAGGGGGAGCCCATGGCAGGCAAGGGAGCCACGCTGTTCGAGGTCGTCTACCTGGACACCGGCGAGAGCGTCCCGGTGCTGGTCGGCATCGGCGACGCGCTCGTCGCCGCCGAGTGGGCCAAGACGCAGGTCCCGCTGCCGGGCAAGCCCGAGCTCGCGGGCAAGGATCCGCTTGAAGCCGAGTTCCTGATCGAGGAGTACCGCGCCGAGAAGGCCGAGGTCGAGGCCGAGCGCCAGCACCTGGCCGGCCTCTACGCCTGCTACCTCGGGGCGCAGCGGTCGCACCTGCGGGACGCCGACCACGACCACCTCTACTGGCTGCAGCGGGTGACCATCCCGGACGACGAGAGCCCCGAGGCCGAGGAGTCGGCCGAGGGGGAACCCTCCCGGCCCTCGAGCGCAGCCTAGCTCGGGTGGCCATAGATTCTATGCAGCCCGTCGGCCATCTCTGCGACCTGCTCGGGATCTCCCGGCAGCGTCCCGGCGTCTTCCACGCCATGGTCGACCTGCTGTATGGGGAGGGAGAGGGCTCAGGCGCGCCGACGGTCGACGCTCGCATCGACGAGCTCGCCGCCCGCATGGCGCGGCGGAGTCACTAGTGGCGTCGGGCGCCAGCACCGCGATCGACCTGGCGGGGCTGCCGGAGACCAGGCGCCTCCTGCGCCGGTTCGAGCCCGACCTGCTGAGGCGGCTCGACGCGAAGATGAACGCCACCGCGCGCGACCTCCGGTCCGCCGCGCAGGCCAACTTCGCGCGCACCGGCGCCGGCGGCAGCGCCTACCGGATCATCAGCCGGAGCCGCATCGACGGCTTCTCGAAGTCGGTCACGACGCAGGGCGGCAGCGTGGCGCCGAGGCAGAAGTGGTCCAGCGAGCCCGGCGTGCTCGCCGCAATCTTCGAGCTCATGGCGAGTCCTCGTGACGCACGACCGCAGAACGTGCCGCGCGTGCGCTCCCTCATCGCCACTCTGAACGAGCGGTACGGCACCCCCGGCCGCTTCCTCTGGGAGGCGTGGGATGACTCTGAGGGCGGCTACGAGGAGGAGGTACACGCCGAGATCAGGGCCGTCGAGGCCGAGTACAGCGCGAGGCTGAGTGCGTGAGCGTGCTCGTCAACATCCTCACGACCTACAACGGCGCCGGCGCCAAGCGCGCGATGCGCGACCTCGGCGTCATGGGAAAGCAGGCCACGCTGGCGGGCTCGAAGATGAGCGCCGGCATGCTGGCCGCTTCGGCGGCGATGCAGCGCACCGGCGCGAAGACCGCCGCGCTCGGCGCCTCGTGGAGCAAGCGCCTCACGCTGCCCGTCATCGGCTTCGCCGCCGCCGGCGTCTACGCCGCCGAGAAGGTGGAGGGCGGCCTCAACCGAGTGCGCGCCGGCACGGGCGCGACCGGCAAGAAGCTCGAGGGCCTGGAGGACTCCTTTCGCAAGGTCGCGGCCGGCTCCGGCAAGGACATGGAGACGATCGGCAGCGCGATCGCCGACGTGAACACCCGCCTCGGCCTCACCGGGAAGCCGCTCGAGACCGTGACGGCGAAGTTCCTCACGCTCAGCCGCATCACCGGCCAGGACGTCAGCAGCATGCTGACCGACGTGTCGAAGGCCGCGAACGACGCCGGCGTGAAGTCCGGCGAGATGGCCGGCTTCCTCGACAAGCTGCTGGTCACGAGCCAGCAGACCGGCGCCTCGATCTCCTCGCTCGCCTCCGACATGTACCGCTACGGCTCGCCGCTCCGCCAGGTCGGCTTCTCCGTGAACGAGACGATGGCGACGCTCGGCGCCTTCGACAAGGCGGGCGTCAACACCAAGCTCGTCATGGGTTCGCTCCGCATCGCGCTCGGCAAGATGGCGAAGGCCGGCGAGAAGGACCTGCCCGCGGGCCTCGCCAAAGGCATCGCCGCGATCAAGGACGCGAAGACCGGCGGCGACGCCGCCGCCAAGGCGATCGAGCTCTTCGGCGCCCGGGCGGGCCCGGACATGGCCGCTGCGATCCGCGAGGGGCGCTTCGAGGTCGCGGACCTGATCACGAAGCTCGATGGCTCCGCCGGCGCGGTCGACCGCACCGGCAAGGCGACGCAGACCTTCTCCGGCAAGATGGCGGTGCTGCGCAACAAGGCGACGCTGGCGGGCGAGGGTTTCGGCCTCCTGCTGCTCCCGTACCTCGAGAAGATGGTCGCCGTCGGCGCCCGCGTCGTCGCCTGGCTCGGGCGCCTCGACGGCGGCACGCGCAAGTGGGTCTTGGGCATCGGCCTCGCCGTGGCCGCGATGGGCCCGGCGCTGGTCGTCATCGGCAAGGCGACGAGCGGCGTCGGGCGCATGGTCGGCGTGGTCGGCAAGCTGAGCCTCGCCTTCGGCAAGGGCGGCAAGGCCGCGCCCGCGTGGGCGCGCGGCATCGCCGCCGTCACCAAGGGGCTCGCAGCGTTCGTGAGGCAGGCCGCGCTCGCGGTCGCGAGCATCGCCCGCCAGGCCGCCGCCTGGGCACTAGAGACGGCCGCGAAGGTCGCCGCCACGGCGGCCACCGTCGCGCACTCGGCGGCGACGAAGGCGTCGGCCGCCGCGCAGTGGCTGCTGAACGCCGCGCTCACGGCGAACCCGATCGGGCTCGTCGTCGCGGCGATTGCCGCGCTGGTCGCCGTCATCGTCGTCCTGTGGAAGAAGAACGAGACCTTCCGCCGCGTCGTCACGGCCGCCTGGGACGCCATCAAGGCCGCGGCCGTGGCGGTCTGGAGCTGGCTCGCCTCCGCCTTCAAGAAGTGGGGCAAGGGCATCCTCGTGGCCATCACGGGGCCGATCGGCATCCTCGTCATCGCGGCGATCCGCAACTGGGGGAAGATCAAGGACGCCGCCGCGCGGGTCTGGGCCGCGATCAAGTCCGCTGCCACGACGGCGTGGAACGCCATCAAGGGCTTCCTGAGCCGCGTGTGGGGCCTCATCGTGGCCGCCTTCAGGCTGAGCCCGGCGGGCATCATCGCCGGCCACTGGCAGAAGATCCTCGGCGCTGCCACGGGGATGTGGTCCCGCATCAAGGGCGTCATCTCAAGCGCCTGGTCGAAGATCGTCGGCGTCTTCTCGAACGTGGGCTCCAGGTTCCTCGGCATCGGCTCGGCGATCATCTCGGGGATCAAGAACGGCATCACCGGGGCCTGGGGGCAGTTCGAGTCCTGGTTCAAGGGCCTCATCGGCAAGCCCGTCCAGTGGGCGAAGGACATCCTCCACATCGGCTCGCCGAGCCGCGTCTTCATGGACATCGGCGGCTACGTGGCCGAGGGCCTGGCAGTCGGCATCAAGGGAGGGGAGAGCGCCGTCCGCCGCGCCTCGCGCGACCTGGCCGGCTCGACCGTTCCGGGCTTCGGCGGGCAGTCGTTCGCCATGGCGGGAGGCGCCGGCGGGCGGAGAGTGTCGGTCGTCGTCATGCCGGGCGCTGTCCCGATCAGCATCGGCGGCGGCCGGTTCGGCGACGTGACGCGCTCCGACGTCGATGCGGCCATCCGGAAGGGCTTCCGCGAACTCGCCGCGGAGCTCTCGAGGAGGTAGTCGCATGCCGAAGGTGACTGTGCGGCCGACGAAGCAGGACCCGAACTACAAGCGCATCGCCGTGACCGGCGCCGGCGGCAACGCCACCACGGCCGTGTCGGACCAGAACGACGCCACCTACGTCCGCCGCAAGGTCGACGGCGCGCCGACCGCGCGCTTCCGTCTGGCGACGCCGGCGATGCCGGCAGGACACGACGTCGCCACCATCGTCCCCGGCGCTCGCCTCCGGCAGCCGACGTCCCGACCGCCGAAGCTCGTCACGCTCGCCATGAGCGTCCCCGGCACCGGCAAGCCGAAGAACAAGATCAAGCCGACCGTGAACGGCCCCGCCGTGCGGGCCGGCTCCGGCACCGCCGCCTACACCTACGAGACGCCGGCCGCCCAGGGACGCATGGCCGGCCCGACCGGGCCCTGGAGCGGGCTCTTCTCGAGTCTCGCCGTGCGGGTCAACGACGGCCACGCGGCAGGCGACTCGAACCGCGCCTACATCTACGACCTGTTCGCCGACGTCTACTGCGCCGCCCGTCCGACGGTCGCGCTTCAGACGACGCCGGTGACGCCGATCACGGGCACCTCGTACCCGGAGGTCAACGCGACCTTCTGGGCGCTCGTCGAGGACTGGCAGGACAACGGCGGCGCGCCGGCACGCACCGAGGTCGCCTACGAGCTCAAGGTGTTCAGCTCCGCGCAGTACCTGGCCGGAGGCTTCGACCCGGCGAGCTCGCCGGCCGTGTGGTCGACGCAGGGTCTCACGGCGCCGCTCGACTTCATTGACGGCGCGACGCCGTCGTCCGAGCAGGTCGACGAGACCCCAGACGCCCCGCTGCCGAACGGCACCTACCGGGTCTACGCGCGCGGCCGGCGCTGCTTCGACGCCGCGCAGTTCGGCACCTGGGCTTACGTCACGATCGCCCTCAACGTGCAGCCTTGTCCGGCCCCGCTCCTGAGCGCGACGCTGGACGACGCCGCGCAGCGCATCATCCTGTCGGCCACGCCTCAGGCGACCGCAGGCGCCGCCGGCCCGCTCACGACGATCGAGCGCAGCGAGGACGGCGGCGCCACCTGGGAGACAGTGCGGGGCGCCGCGCCGCTCGCCGGCGCCTTCGGCGTCGCTGCCACGGTCTACGACTACGAGGCCGCCCGCGCGACCGCGCTGCAGTACCGGGCCTGCACAGAGGCGTCGTTCAACGACGTCCAGCTCGTCAGCGACTACCGCATCGCCGCCGTCGCCGGCACCCTCTCGCGCGACGCCTGGAACCTCAAGTGCCCGCTCGACCCATCGCTCAACGTGCTCGACGTACTCATCGACAAGGATCCCGAGTGGTCGCAGAACGAGGACGCGGCCACGTTCCGCCCCGTGGGCCGCAAGTACCCGGTGGTCGTCAGCATGAGCATCGGCGGCGCCGACGGCTCGCTCTCGGTCACCTGCCACACCGACGCCGAGTGGGCCGCGGTCGAGAAGCTCCGCGACCACGCCGGCGCGCTCCTGCTCGAGTCGCCCTATGGCTGGAGCCGCTACGTCCGCATCCTGCAGCGGTCCTGGAGCGAGACGGGGGTGCCCGGCGCGGCTCGCCGGCGCGCGGCGTTCTCGTTCCTCGAGGTGGGGGCTCCCTGATGTACCCGGTCTCCGACGCCTTCCGCGCGGCCATCGTCGGCTGCGACCAGCGCGCCGTGGTCCGCGTGACGGTCGAGCTCGACGGCTCGGAGCTCGGCGAGCTCCCCTTCACGAGCGGCACGGTCGACTGCGACGGAACGCGCGACGGAGCCCTGCGGGCCCTCTCGCTCACGGTGTCGCCGGACCCGGCCGCCTTCGACTGGCTCGCCAGTGCCGGCGCCGAGATCGTCGTCCGCCGCGGCCTCGTCCTTCCCGAAGGCACGGAGGAGCTCGTGCCGCTCGGCGTCTTCGTGCTCGACGCCGACCTCGAGGAGGCCGAGGACGGCAGCATCACGGCGTCGGCCGGCGACCGCTCGCGGCGCATCAGCAGGGCACGCTGGACCGACCCCTACGTGGTGCTGGCCGGTAGCGTCGTCGGCGACGCGCTCGCCGAGCTGCTGCGGGCCTGCTGGCCGGACTGCCCGGTCGGCACCAGCCTCGCGACGGCCGACAAGCTCACGGGCGCGAAGCTCGCCTACCTGGGCGGCGCCGACTCCGACCCTTGGAAGGACGCGCGGGCGCTCGCCGCGTCGGCCGGCCTCGACCTCTACTTCGACGGCGACGGCATGGCGCAGGTACGCGACGCGCCGGACCCGGAGAGCGACCCGGTGTGCTGGACCTACGAGGCCGGGGAGGAGGGCGTGGTGCTCGGACGGACCCGCAAGGCGATGCTGACGCAGCAGTACAACGGCGTCGTCGTCACGGCCGAGGGCTCCGGGGTGGCGGTGCCGAAGCGGGGCGAGGCCTGGGACGAGGACCCGAACAGCCCGACGTATTCGGGCGGGCCCATGGGGCGCGTGCCGCTCTTCTACTCCTCGCCGCTGCTCACGACCCAGGACGACGTCGACTCGGCCGCGGACACCCTCCTGGCGCGCGTCAAGAGGCCGATCGAGCAGACGTCCTTCACCCTGCTGCCCAACCCGGCGCACGAGGCCTTCGACGTCGTCGAGTTCGTCGACCCAGCTGGGGTGGCGCGGCGCTACATGTTCGACGTCGTGTCGGTGCCGCTCGATTCGTCCGGCCCTCTCACGGCGACGGCGCGCGAGACGGTGGTGACCTGACGTGAAGGAGCTCGCCGAGGCGCTCAAGGCGCGTGCCGGCCTGCGCATGCGGCAGGGCGTCGTCACGGCGGTCGACGGCCCGACCTGCAGCGTCCTCATCGGCGGCTCGGACGTCCCGGTCGACGGCGTCCAGCATCTCAACTCGTGCGCGCCCACGGCGGGCGACGTCGTCTGGATCACGAGCGACGGCGCCGACCTGTGGATCATCGGTACGCACGGCGACCCACCGCCCATCGACCCCGCGCGCCTGCCTGCGTTCGAGACGTACTTCACGGAGGCCGACTCGGCCGGGCCTCCGGGTGCGGTGACCGGGCTTGCCGGCGACGCGGCCTTCAGCACCGTCGTCCTCTCCTGGGACCTCCCGCCCGAGGCCATGTGGCGGAGGTGGGAAGTGCGCGAGGGCAGCGCCCCCGGGTTCGCGCCGGGGGCGCCCATCCTCGTGACCACGGAGACCGTCGTCAGGATCACCCGCGAGACCGGCTCCGGCCCCTGGTACTACAAGGTGCGCGCCGTCAACTCGCGCGGGGAGGCGTCGCCCGACGTCGAGGCCGGACCGTTCACGCTGCCGGCGCTCGAGCACGTCGACCTCGGGCCGGGGTCGGTCTACGCCGCGAACATGGCCGCCGGCGCCGTCGACCTTGCGAGCGCCGCGGTGACCGGGCAGATCGTGGCCGGAAGGCTCGCTGACAACGCCGTCACGCAGGCCAAGCTCGCCAGCGCCGCCGTCGACGCGACGAAGCTCGCCGACAACGCGGTCACGCAGGCAAAGCTGGCCGCGGGCGCCGTGGACGCCACCAAGCTCGCCGCCGCCGTGAACGCCGCCATCAGCAACGCCCAGGCGGCTGCCGACGCGGCCGACGCGGTCGCCGACTCGGCGCTGACGGCCGCCAACGGCAAGAACAAGATCGTCTTCTCGGCTTCCGACGCCAGCGGTACCGGCTACTCGGCCGGCGACGTGTGGTTCAAGAAGTCGGGCGCGCTCATCGTCGCCCAGTGGGAGTTCGTCGCCGGGGCCTGGGCCGCCAGGACCCTCGACAACGCGGTCATCGGGAACCTCGACGCGGGGAAGATCAACGCCGGCACGATCGCCGCCGCGCGCATCGCCGCGGGCACGATTACCGGCAGCATGCTCGCCGCCGACACGATCGTGGCCGGCAACATCGCCGCGGGCGCCGTCGGGGCGACCGAACTGGCGGCCGGCTCCGTCGTCGCCGGCAAGATCGCGGCACTCGCTGTGACCGCTGCCGAGATCGCGGCGGGGACGATCACGGGGGCGAAGATCGCGGCCGCCACCATCGCCGCCGGGAACATCGTCGCGGACACGATCACAGCTGCGCAGATCGCTGCCGGCACGATCACGACGGCCGAGATCGCCGCCGACACGATCGTCGCCGGCAACATCGCCGCGGGCGCCATCGGCGCCTCTGAGATTGCTGCCGGGGCCGTCGTCGCCGGCAAGATCGCCGCCGGCGCGGTCACGGCGACCGAGATCGCCGCGGGCGCCGTCACGACCGCGAAGCTCTCCGTCGGCGCGGTCACGGCGAACGAGCTGGCGGCGGGGTGCGTGACCGCCGCGAAGATCGTCGCGGGGACGATCACGGCCGACCGCATCGCGACGGGAGCGATCACCGCGAACGAGATCGCCGCCGGGACCATCACCGCTGCGAAGCTCAACGTCGCCGACGTGCAGGCCGCCGTCGTCACCGCCGCCAAGGTCAACGCGCTGACGCTGAACGCCGTGTCGATTACGGGCGGCTCGATCAGCGGCGTGAGCATCAGCGGGCAGACGATCACCGGCGGGCTCATCCGCACCGCCGCCTCCGGCCACCGGGTCGAGATCTCGCCGCAGGCGTACATGGACATCAGGATGCCGAGCGGCTACTCGGGAACGGAGTACAGCCCGGCGGCGCTCGGCGCCTACTACAACGGAAGCGACCCGGACTCGCCCGTGCTCAACATCAGCGGTCCGGACATCGGCTGGGGTCAGGCCGGAATCACCATCACCGGCACCGGCATGATCGACCTGTTCCCGACCAGCCCGACGACCCCGCGCGTCCGCGCGTGGGGCGCTCTGCGGCTCATGGACAACTGCGCGAGCGGCGTGAGCGAGGACGGCATCTGGATCAACGACCTCTCGACCGCCGCCCGCCGCTGGAAGCTCTACATGTACAACCCGGGGACCGGCTACAAGCTGTACATGCGCTACGGCCCCGGCGGGTCCGAGTACCGCGCCATCTGACGCAAGGGAGGACCTCATGGCCGACGCGAACGCCGTGATCAAGTCCCTGGGCATGCAGCTCGCCCAGGCCATCGTCGACAAGACCATCGCAGAGGTGGAGGTGGCCGAGCTTCAGGGCCGCGAGGCCGCGCGCGCCGCGATCGACTCCGGGGAGGCCGTACCGGTCGCCGCGGAGGTGGAGTCGTGAACATCACCTACGCCTGCCCCGTCTGCGGGACCGCGCAGACGGCTACGGCGGCGACCGGCGCCGGCGTCGAGGTGCCGGAGTGCAGCAACCCGGCTTGCTCTGTTGAGCCGGCCTGGGGCGCCATCAGCCTCACGATGATGAAGCAGGCCGTCTCGACCAACATGGCGGGGCACCCCACGAACACGGCCGGTGCGCTCGCTCGCTTCATCCTGCGGCTGCTGAACCGCGCCCGGAAGGTGCCGGCCACGACCGACCCCGACGACGTCGCCGTCTGGACTGAGATCCTCGACCAACTGGCGAGCCGCTGAGATGGACCTGACGGCCGTCGGGACAGCAGCAGTCGGCGCCATCGTCGGCATCGGCGGCACCTGGGCCGCGCTGCGCCGCGACCGCCGCGAGGAGCGAACGCAGGCCATCGCGGAGGCCAAGGAGACGATCGAGCTCCTAAAAGAGCAGACGAGCCTCATGCGCCAGCAGGGGGAGGTCAGGGAGGGGGAGTGGCACCGCCTCGAGCAGACCTGGCACGAGCGGGAGGCGCGCCTGGAGAAGCGCATCGAGGCGGTCGAGGGCGACTACCGCAGGCTCGTCCTCACGGTGACGTCGATGGGGCTCTGCGCCAACGCTCCGGACTGCGCGAACTACAACCCCGGAAGGTCCACAGCGTCGTCGACCTCGCGCTAGAAGGGCATCGAATTGTCCATGGTCACGGCAGGCATGCTGATGATCGCGTCGAACGCCTGAGCCACAGGGGTCTCCATGTAGCTGCTCTGGGTACGGATGCGCAGGGGAGCCTCCTCTCCGTGCCATCCCCTCACGTCGAGGAGCGATACCACTTCACCACGCCCTGCAGACGTGATCGCCGCTTCGACACTGCCGGTCTCGGGTTCGCCTACACGCGCGTCGGACACCTTGAACCCTACCGGGCTCTCGGCGTCCAGCGACATCTCAGGGACGTGCCGGTCGGTGCTCGTCAGAGCGATGCAGAAATACTGCTCCCCCAGCGCCGCCGCGAGGTACCGGCCCATGGGAAGGGCGTAGAGGCTCCCAGCAAAGGCCACGGGGGTCTTCTGGATGTGGTTGTTGTGGGCGGCCAGCACGATACGCGAGTCAGATCCTCCCTGCTCCTCGAGGAGCCGGCGCACCGAATCTGCCATGAACCGCTCTCGTACCGAAGCGTCGGCCCGCAGAGCCGCACCCGCGAACATCTCGGCACTTGAGCGGACCATGTAGTCGCCACACACGGCAGCGTCCAGCTCCCGCGACGCGACGGCGTAGCGCCTCTCCCCGCCACGCTCAACGTACAGGGGCGCGAGCGCCGCGAAACGATGGACGAGTCGCGCCAAGTTGGCCGTGAGCCCATCTTGGGCGGCCGGCCCGAGATCGCGCCAGGCCGGAGCTGCCGACGCCGCAGATCCGGAGGCGAAGCGCGCCGCCACCTCGAGCGCGGCCTCGACCCATCCAGATGACTCAGGGTCGATGTCACGCAAGTAATCCGCGAGCGGCTCGAGAGCGGGCAGAAGACTGCCGCCGCCCTCGGGGATGTCGATACCGGCGAAGCGGATCTGGCGGGCCGAGCGCGCATTGTAGCCCCGGAGCCAGAGCATGGTGTCCCGGGCTCCCCAGCCATGGGCGGCGGGGGCCACCTCTGCCAGGTCATCGGGCTCGCCATCTCCATGCAACCAGAGATCGAGCGGGAAGCCCTCCGCGACGCCGTACTCCAGTGCGAACACCTGAAAGCCGAGGCGCTCGGCGAGGAAGCGGAGAAGGCGCTGGCGCATGAGCCAGTATTCGCGCACGAAGTGTGCGCCCTCGCCGACGGCGACGACGCGCGCATCGCCGACAAGGTCGGCCAGTGGTTCCAGGTCGTCGAGTGGGGCTTCTGGGTCGGGACTCCCCAGTGTGACGGCGTGGGATGTGAGCCAATCAGTGGATGTCATGTGATTCCTAACCTCATTTCGAGTTGGCCGCTCGGCCTTCGTCCGCTCTCATCGCCGATCGCGTTGGCCAAAGATGGCCAATGAATCGGGGTGGACGGCTCGCAACGCATCGTACACAGAGACGGAAAAGGCCTGCAAATGGCGGAGAGGGGGGGATTCGAACCCCCGAACCGAGAGGACCCGGTTAACGGTTTTCGAGACCGCCGCATTCAACCGCTCTGCCACCTCTCCGCGAGGCGACGGCCGTCCGCAAGGTCAGGAGGCCGCGGGCGAGTAG